GAAAAACTTAAGGAGAGAATAAAAGAACACGAAGGATTTAGGTCTTATGTTTATAAGGATTCATTAGGATTCGCAACCATAGGATACGGTCACTTGGTAACGAAGGAGGACAACTATGAAGAAGGTGTTGAATATAGTAAAGAACAATTGGAAGCCGTCTTTGAAGATGATTTTCAAAATGCCTGTGATTGCGCTCAATTGGTCGCTGACAGTTTTGATATCAATCTTGACGAGCATCCAGAACCTGTTAAAGAAGTTCTTATAGAGATGACATTTCAGTTAGGTGTTGGAGGGGTAAGTAAGTTTAAGAAATTTCTTGGACACTTATCCACCAGCACCTATCATCTTGCGTCGGATGAGATGCTCGATTCGCGTTGGGCAAAACAGACCCCGCACCGTGCAGAGAAATTATCTTATGCCATAAGGGCGCTTGCGTATTAATGTATGTTAAAATTTGTAATCCTATTTCAGTTATGTTTAGCAGGGGGAATAGACAATCCTGCAGATGTACAGTGCGTTAGGATTATAAGCGAACCCATTTACACTAACAGATTAGATTGCGAACTACAAGCCAAAGAAGTAGGCAAGTGGGTGCAAGATGAACTTGATCAAATAGGCGGAGCCTCCGTCTTATATGCCCGTTGTGTTAATACATACACAATGGATTATCTAGAACAATTTAAGTAGTGGCATTTCTTGTAGCAAATGTTCCACCTATTGAAGTCCTTGTTAAGAAAGAGTATCTCTATGACTTTCAGAGGGGGCACGGTGAGTATGAACCAGGAATCTGGATCACCGTTAAATCTATACAAGGTCGCGCATTATATTTCGAGACCTATCTCTATGAAACGGGAGCTCTATATGATAAGCTACCTATCTCGGCTTTTGTCTGGAAAGAAACGAAAGAAGAGATGGAGCTTGAAGACCTAGAGCTTTGGGATTGTTTTAGCTACCACATCTCAGTTATACAAAAGGTGAGTATAGGGTCGGGGAAATGTAAATACAAGGCTCCAAACGGGAATTTTTATTTTGGGGAGTATTTATATACTATAGATAGTTGTCATCCAGACTACAACATACCAGATATTGGGTATTCTGAGGTACCTACACAACATAAGTCCTTTAATATAATACAATTAGACAACGGGTATTTCGCCGCTCAGCCTAACAATCGGGTAATATTCTATGATAAGTCTTTATCCCCAAAGAAGATGAGGTTCCCAGACTATAAGGTTTCAACTATTGAATATGGTGTGGAAAATAAATCTAAGTATACAGCGGGTGATGATACTAATTTCTTTTATGAGTTCGAAGAACAAAGCTAGGCAAGAAGCCTAGCCTATTCCTCTTTTAGATTACTTCTGTGGTATTCTTAATACGTTAGGGAAGTATTGATTTTCTTTGTAGAAATTAAAAGCCCAGTACCAATCGTCTTTATATTCTGCTCTCGCGTACTGTTCTAATTCTGAGTCTCCGTCTGTTCCTGCAGTATTAAAGATGTTTAAACATCTATTAACAAATGAGTTAGTTACGGAGAAAGTTCTTGGGTTTGCCATAGTTTCTCCTTTATTGATATTTCAGCCAAGGCTCTCCAGTAGTCCTTGTCTTTGATGGGGAGTGTAGCAAACTTTTGTTTAGAAGTCAAGCGTTTGTTGCTGAATAGCAGGTATAGCTTTTTTGCAAGGCTATCGTATATAGTTTTTTGTGGATAAGTATTTTGATTTGTCATGTCTCTGTAATTAAAAAGGAGCTAGTATTTCTACCAGCTCCTCGTACGTTTGTGGAAACGTGAGATCCCCAAACTGTTTCTAAATATTTCATCTAGAAGAAGTAAGGTTCTTCGTGCCCCCCTGTCTCCGTTTTTTCTTTAGTAGCACCATGCCCTTTATTAAGGAGGGGTACATTAAGTACCATTAATGTTATAACTATATCACAAGTTAAACAATTTGTCAAGAGGAAAATGCATCACTCCAGTCTCCTTGAACTGCGCCCTTTGCGTATTCAGTAGCCCTAGTTTCAAAGAAGTTTTCGTGTGCCTGCCCATTGACAATGTAGTCTACCCACTCTAGTGGGTTTGACTTTACTCCGTAGTTAGGCTTTAAACCTAGCTGAAGTAATCTTCTGTCCGCCATGTAGTGTATATAGTTCTTAACTTCTTGTGGAGTTAATCCTTGGACTGGTCCTTGTTGGAATGCCAAGTCAATAAACTTCTCTTCAAGAGTTACCATATCTCTACATATATCATACAATGACTTTTTAAATTCATCATTCCATATGTGCGGCTTCTCATCTAATACTGTATGTAAAAGTTTAATCATGTTTTCAACATGGTGGTTCTCATCTCTGATTGACCACGCTACGATTTGCCCCATGCCTTTCATTTTGCCGAAGCGCTGAAAGTTTAGTAGCATAATGAATGATCCAAACAACTGCAGTCCTTCACCGAATGCAGAGAACACAGCCATGTCACGAACGATCTTCTCTTCTTCCGTGCCCCCTTTGCTTTCCCAGAGATAGTTATGTTTGTCTGCCATCTCCGCGTACTCTTGGAATGCTTTGTACTCTCTATCATCCATACCAATGGTATCGTTTAGTAGCGAATAACTATGCGCATGGTTAGCCTCCGACGTAGCAATAGCGGATAACATCATACGCACTTCTGGTTTCTTGAACATGGGTATATACACATCCATATAGGCTTGTGCAATATCTACGTCACCTTGTGTAAAGAATGTTAGAATCTGTTTCACTAGATTCTTTTCTGCATCATTCATCTTTGAGTTCCAATCATTTACATCTTCATGTAAAGGAACTTCACTGGGTAACCAGTGCATCTTCTGTTGTTGATCATAGGCTTCAAACGCCCATGGATATTCAAATGGTTTGTAATATTCTCTGCCTTCAAATACTGACATATATTCTCCTTATGCTTCACAAGCCACACATGCGGCTTCTTCTTGTTGATAGTCTTGTCTAATAGTTCTTTCTATCTGACTGGATAGATTCTCTACTTTCTTTAACGCTTGGCTTCTCATGTAGTAAAGTGTTTTGACTTTACCTTTCCACGCTCTCAAGTGAATACCATGTAATGTTTTGGTGTCCACATCTGGCGGTAAGAACAAGTTTAAACTTTGTGATTGACAGATGTATTGCTGTCTATCCGCCGCTAAATCCACCAAGTGTCTCTGATTCATTTCAATTGCAGTTTTAAATACTGCCTTCTCTTCATCAGATAAAAAGTCTAAGTGTTGTACACTACCCCCATTAGTCACAATAGATTTCCAAACTTCTTTATTGTTTCTATCATGCTTTAACAATACTCGTTCTAAGTATTTGTTTTTCATAAGGAAGGTACCACTTAAAGTCTTTTGAGAAAACGCGTTGGCGCGTAGTGGTTCTATGGATGGAGAAGTTCCCCCGCAGATAACAGACGAAGAAGCATTAGGAGCAATGGCGATGACATGAGAATGTCGTAGCCCTGTGCCCTCCATGTCTGCAGGAGAACCCCTTTCCGCCCCGAGCTTTTCATTAGCAGCTTGAGCCTCGTTATGGATATGCTTGAATATAAAATCATTAATGTCTTTAGACTTTTCACCATCCATTGCTACTTCTCTTTTCTGGAAATAACTATGTAGCCCCATTGTACCTAAGCCAATGGCTCTTTCACAACGCGCGGAATTAACTGCACGCCACATGTAAGAGGGGGCACTTGTAATGAAATGCTCTAAAACATTATCAAGCATACGTACCAAATCTTCTATAAATAATTTATTATCTTTCCACTCATCAAAGTATTCCAAGTTCACAGAAGATAAACAACACACTGCAGTTCTATCTTTTGCTGTGGGTAATGTAATCTCGGAACATAAGTTAGAGTGATTGAATTTTAATCCTAGTTTCTTTTGGGATTCGGGTAGCGCCGCATTGACTGTATCAATAAATGAAATGTACGGTTCGCCCGTTGCGATTCTAGTTTCCAGAATCTTAATCCATAAAGTTCTAGCATCAATAGTTTTAATAACTTGTTTAGTGTGCGGGTCAATTAGATTCCAAGCCTCACCTTTCTGGACAGCTTCCATAAAAGCATCCGTGACATTGATACCATGGTGTAAGTTTAAATTCTTTCTATGAATATCTCCACCTGTAGGTTTTCTCATTTCAATAAACTCTACAATCTCTGGGTGAGATACATCCATGTATGATGCATAACTACCACGTCGTGTTGCGCCTTGATGGAACGCAGTCATCTGAGAATCCACCACATGCATGAAAGGAATCACACCTGTAGTTTTATTACCAATACTTGTAGCCATACCTTGGGATCTAACATTACCCCAGTATCCACCGATACCACCGCCCATGCTAGACAGCCATATGTTTTCAGTATAGTGATCTGCTAAACCTTCACGTGAATCATCTACATAATTTAAGAAGCAGGATATAGGTAGCCCTCGTGTTGTTCCCCCGTTAGATAGGATAGGTGTTGAAAACATAAACCATAACTTACTAGCGTAATCATATAATCTTTGTGCGTGGGCTTGGTCATCAGCAAATGTTTTTGCCGCCCGAGCAAAGCCATCTTGAGGACTAGCCTCAGTGGGTAGTAAGTATCTATCTTTAAGTATTGTTTTGCCAGAATCTGTCAAGAGTTCATCGCGAGAGTAGTCTATATTTATTTTCATGTATGCTCCTTTATTAATTTTGAATGTTTCTCGAGGCGAGTTTTTCATCCTATCACAACTTGACTGGGAATACAAGACCGTCTTGTACTTTTATATACCCAGCTTCTTCCATAGCTTTAACAGTTTGTTCAGATTCACCTGGCGCGAGAGTTCTTCGAAGAAGTTCCCGCTTAAAGTGTCGAAGGTGGATGTATCCTTGCTTCGAATTTGCCATAGTTTCTCTCGACCATACTGCCATATCTTGTGCTAGTTTACCCGCCCTAGCCATACCAAAGCCTGCCAATGCACGAGGCATAGACTCTTCCACTTCAAACATTAAGTCTTTAGTTCTCTGCCAATGGTCCCAAGTAATGATCTTATCTTTAGAACTACTAGCTGAGATAGCCAAGGATACTTTAATAAAGTGTGATACTCTACGTTGTGTATACTCAGCTAAGTTTGCATCAGTCGGTATTGGTTCAAGTCCTGTTTCAATATCTTCGTTGATCTTATCAAATGCGCGGTCATCAAATCTCATAGGTCCATACATCTTTGCAATCTCAGACAAGTCATGTCTCAGATTAACAATGGTTGCATCTGAAACTTTGTCTTGTAATAAAGACTGAGGAATCTTTTCACCATCATAAAAGACAGGAATGATTCTAGATAATAGACCTTGTGACCTAGCATCTTCTGGTAAGTTATCAACAAACTGCTCGGGTGTAGCACATGCGATCCAATTTAAACAAGGACCTTTAATAATGTGCTCACCTGCAGTCTTGGTTTTATGTGAGTATTCTTCTTTACTATCCCACATATCGGTCAAGAACATTTGTAAGTAACGCTCATGTCTTGATAGGAATGTACCAAGTTCTGAAGTTACTAATGTTAATGACCCATCAAAAAATTCTTCACCCATTGTAGATAGTCGCATGTCGAGTCTTGATGCTTTAGACATATCCACTGCTAATTTTTCTGGAGTAATTCTATCTTGAATAAGATAGAGAGGAAACTCTTTCAAACCGTACTCAATCAATCCAGAATTAAAATTCTCGTGGTCTGGTTTTGTACCAACAGGTGTTGTTAGTTTACGAAATACTTTACTAAATGGTAGAATCAAACTAACAGATTTGTTTCTCCCAGGTCCCGCTACTAACACAACAAATATATTCGCACGTATATCGTAGTTCGCCATAGGCATCCACACTCTTCTGCCCAATGCACCAGACACAGATGACAGCGCCGCCCAAGTTCTAAACAACTTAGGTATCGGACTTTTTTCTGTAGCCTTTACGCATGCGTCTATATAGTCTTTATATATTCGCGCCATCGTGCCCCCTCTCCCATGTTTTCATATTCTTCCAAGTGTTACCCACTTCAACAGAAGAAGGTATCACCAATGTTCTCTCGCCTACTTGAATAGGATTTGTCATACACGCAACGATCTTAGGCATCAGCTCATCTATCTTTTCAGTAGGAACCTGTCCTAAAATCGCGTCGTGTACTTGTCCTAATACTTGAACACCATCATCACGCAACTCATTCCACACTCGATATAATCCCATGTTCAATAAATCACCAATCGTAGATTGAGGTACATAAGCAATAGCACCACGTAATGTTGTGGCATCATCTAGTCTACCCCAGAACTGTCTGCGTCTGCCGATAGGAGTAGTTAGTGTTCCAGTATTTAACAACTCATTTGCTATGTTGTCATGCCACTTGCGTATTCCAGGGAATGCGCCAGGCACTTCAACGTATTTAGCCTTTTCACCATATACCTTACCATATGCTAGAAGCTCATCAAAACCAGCTTTAGGATCTTGCTGATGCCAGCGATTCACAGAATCAAGACTGACCACGCCACCATAATAAAGTAATTGGAATCGTGTAGCATGCGCTACTTTAATCTTTAAATGTCTAGCCAAAGATGTAGCTGACAAACCATAGTTAGTACCATGACCTGCGCGTTTACACATATCTCTAAAACTAAACTGTAAGTAATAGGGATTCTCAGCTAGCTTTCTTTCTTGGGCAGGGTCACCACTCCACCCCATATTTTTCCAGACCATCTTAACCACTGTGGTATGCAAGTCACCACTCTCACAAGCATTGATATATCCTTCGTCGCCTGTAAGATAAGCAACCACACGAGATTCTGCCTGCTCTAAGTCAGCATAGAACATAGTCATTCCATCATCTGGAATAAAAATTTCGCGCAAGTCTTTGGTTATGTTTTGAAGATTAGTTCCTGTACCCCAAGGGGCTTCTGAAGATGACCAACGCCCTGTCTCTGTGCCTGCCACATTATAAGAACAACGAATGCGGTTGTCTTTATCTCTTGTAGTTTCTAGCACACCAAGTTGTTTGTCGATATCACGTAAGGCAAGAATTGCATTGGCAAATACTTTTGCTCGTGGATAATTTTCGCGCAGTTTCTCTAGCGCCTCACGATCTGTTGAAACTTTTGACTTCCCCTTTTTATAGGACATGATCTTAGGTATACCTAAGTGTACATAAAATAAATCCTGTAATTGTTTTGGTGAAGCGTGGTTTAAATCTTTACCTGTTGCCGCCTGTGAAAATAGATTTAACATTCGCTCTAATTTCAAACGCGCTTTTTTCAAGGGGGCACGCATGTTCTTAACTTTCTCTAGGTCTACGCGCAAACCCTTCTGCATCATAGCCATCGCAGGCTTGAGGCTATCTATTTCAAACTGATATGTTTTGGAAGTGGTATCGTCTAATTCTTTTTTGATCTTCTGCCAAATCTCTAGAGTCACCGCGCAATCTAAAGCGCAATAAGTCCAGAGGATCTGCTCAGAATCGAGTTCGATATTTTGTATATCTACGTTCTTTATTATTTTTGCCATTGCTTTTGTCTCCTGTATTACTCATAGTCTCTCTCAATTATCATGTCGATATAATGTTTTGCTTTTAGTAAGTCTTGCTTGCCACCCTTGTCTTGGTGTCTACAGATATACTTGATTGCATTACCTTCTGCAAAAAGAAATTTGTTCTGGTTAACGAACTCCGATGGTTGTATCTTGAACTTCTTGTAATGATCGCCGCCCACTTGAGTTGAGTATGTGGTTGTTGCTCTATTACTTGTATAACTCATCTATTCCACCTATAATATTAAATACCTCGTTGCGAACATACTGCGGATTTAAGAATGCATACTCGCAAACAAGACTAAAATCTTCTGTCTTTCCGCGCAACCATATCTTGGCGCGCTCTTTATTTGATAGACTTTCGCGTGCCTTATTGGTCGACATAAAGTCTGATATCGCTTGGTCAATTACTGATCTCCACAATCGTACTTCACTTTCGATAGTTACTAAATCATTTGGTATATGTAACTCCGCAAAGTATGGAGCACGTTTCGCCATTATTACATCTATTCATCTCTCTTAGTACTCTTTGAAAACTTAGCCATCGTTTTCCAAGCACCCTCGTTTGTATATATCGAACCTAAAAAGCCTAAGCCTTTCTGTTGTTCGGGCTGTAATGCATGTTGGGCATGCATTGTATCATGAATAGTTCCCGCTACTTTTATATTGTGTTTATATTGTAGCCACGACACATCATACGTTTGGTTCTGTGCGACCTTCGTAATCTTTTCATTTTCAAGGATGCGTTTTATCCAAGCCCATGCTTGTTGCTCATGGGTAACATCAGTCCAATAGTTTTGGAGTACGTTTCGTTTGTCCTTGAATGGTATAACGAGAGCGACAGTATCGCTTGGAGCGAAACCAATACAAGTAATAAAACCGCCGCCTGTTTCAATGTCGAAACTGAGTGGCTGATCTTCGTTATTCTCTCTAATATACTTTTGTTCGAAGTCCTCGAGGTCTTTGATTTCTGGTTCAATCCATAACTCTCTTTCTTTTATTTTAATTTCTGGTGTGTTTGATTCTTCGACTGCCTTCTTGATATCTGCTAAGACAATAGGTCTGAAGTCAAAGTTTCTAATGACGGCACTAGGACTAAACGTAGGCATAACTTTGGTCCCACCTGTGAGGTCCGATTTGAGAATGGTTCCCCTGTAAGTACCTATCTTGTCTAGTCCTGTCAGCGCCCATAACGCAAGGCTACCCATGGCAATAATGACATTAGGTTTGCACGCGTTAAGCTCGTTTTGCAACCGCTCTAACTCGCTCTCATACTCGGGCTTTAGAAAGCCGAAGCCATTCACAGGATACTTCGAGCGCCACTTATTCTCTTTACTAAACTTAGAATAGTTCTTCTTGTTCATAAAGAAATGGGCGGGGTTCTCCTGTGCTGGCTTCTGAGCGAGAGCATGCGTAAGCAAACAGTTCTCCACATTTAGTTCTAATATCTCACACATCTTGTGAAACATTTTTCCCGTACTACCAATCATGATTTCACCAAGACGTTGCTCATCCGTAGTTGGAAAATCAAATACGAAAGCTATCTTGCAATCACCGTTAGGTTGTTGTGAAGGTACTGTCTGCTTATTCATGTTAGAGTATTCTCTTTATTGTTGGTTGTAGAATATCTTTATTCTGCCCCACCATCTCGTGCTTGATTAAGCCCTTGAAGGTTTTACCAATTGCCATCTCTAGCAATTCACTGTAAGGCAGGTCTTCCACATGACCCATGTCTAACCCATTGGTTAGAAACGACTTCAATCCTGTTGCAGGATTGTTTACTTTCAAGGCATTAGGTGTAGCCCAGAACTCCATACGAGTTGGCTGTGCATCCTTGAGTTTATCCTCAGTTAAGTCTGAGTCAATCACTCCGATCGCCTTGACGTTTACTCTGATGAGAGGGGTATTATTCTGCCCCACTTCATCTGCTCTATAAGAAGTTATAGAGAACTCATAACTACCCTCTGGTAGCACGACAGAATCGGGCGTGTCATTGGGCGTCATGTTTAAAAAGTCAGCAACATTAGACATTATTTATCTCCTTTCGTATTGCTCTCTTTGAGTTTAGACTGTGCGTTCTTTTGAATAGATTCAAATAACTTGTTCAAGTCAAGTTCAATGTTCGGCTCTATTAAAGATGGCGCGGTAACTTTCAGATCCATCTTGTGGTCTGACATTGTACGTAACGTGCGCTCTGTTCCTTTGCTAGATGAACGAGTATCTATTCTACATACACAGTTAAAGTATCTACCAATCTTAGTAGATAGCTTCGATCCAACAGATGTAGGATATGCTTTGGACACACCCATCTCACCTTCCATGTACTGCATATGCGTGGTCACAATCACATTACATTTCACTTCATCACCTGTGATATATTGTATAATGTTTTGGACATCACGCGCCGCGGCACCCCACTCGGGTTGGCTAGCTTGCTCTGTTGGTTTTTTGTTATTAAAGACGAGAGCCGCTCTTAAGGCAGCTTCGCCCATCAGTGTGAGGGAATCAATCACTAGAACTGTATCGTCTCCCCATTCTTTCACAGGACCTAAGTCCTCATCACCATCTTTCCAGTGTGATAATAACCGTGCCCCTCGTCTGAACGAGTCAGCCTGTCCTAGTGAATCTCTTAACGTAACATATGATACGTTCTTTACTGCCTCGGGTTTTAAAAACTCGGGCAAGATATCAAGTCCGTCATCATAGTCTAGTATACGTAGCTTCTTGCCAGCATTAGCTAAACTCGCTAGAGCTGACGTTTTACCAGAGCCACTATCTCCACAGAGTAATAGCTTGGTAACACTTGTTGATTTATGTTTACTTATGTTTGCCATAAACTGGTCTCCTATAATGTTTTGAATTATATATTATTAAAAAGATTTGTCAAGAAAATTATTTACCACCCTTGATAACTTCAAGTTCTTGTGGTTTTGTTTCTTCTAAATCTGGGTGATACTCTTGAGTAAAGTCATTACCAAAGAACATTCCCCTTTGTGATTTCGCATGAGCACATGCTTCTCTATATCTACAACCACCGTAGTTTCCACATGATGTGAAGTTCGCGGGATAGTATTGTGAGTTAGCATACACATCTGATATACTAAGGTGATGCAACGTATCATTGTACCACTCATCAATCAGTTCTTTCGGTACGTTGTATACTTGTCTTGCAAACCTTGTAAAATTCGCGCCTGTCTGTACCGCGTCAATGATGAAGCCATCAACAGGCAACTGCAATACTTCGCGACACGCCCAGATGTATGCGAACACTTGGTTGTTCGGCATGTAGCCATTGAAATACCATTCAGATAAAGATGACTTGGTTGTTTTCGTATCAACCAGATACAGTCTGTCATCAATAGAAACAATCTTATCTATACGACCACTGAACCTGTGACCTTGGTCACCAATGGGTACTTCAAACCTTTGTTCCAATGCGGGCGATCCGTCTGGCATGGTCGCTAGCTTTAGCTTATCATCCCAGAACTCCTCTGCTTTCCACACAACCGCTCGGAGCGCCGCCTCTAGTCCTCTTGCATTTTCATCAGCAAGTTTTAAGTCCTCACCAAATTCGCGCAAGACGGAAGCTACTGCACGTTTCGTGGATTCATTCTTTGTTAAACCCTCGTGCCTTGCCTTGTCTAGTTCTTCTAAACCATGGTGTACTGCGGAACCAAATCCCGTAGCACTGGAGTAGCTTGTAGATTTCCAACCGTCTAATACAGACAGCTTGTAATATCTAGGGCAAGCTAAGAAAGAACTTAGGCTTGAAGTGTCCCATATCTTTTGAACAGGTTGACCATTGTCATCCCATACAAACTTTCTAATTCTTGGTAGTTCGCTCTCACTCATATTGTCTCCTTAAGTTTCTGATACTAGCATATCCAAAATGTTTTTCTCAAACTTCTTTGGTGCTGTGGTTGTCGCACTCTTCTTGGATATACGTTTACCGCTTGACTCTGCATCACGCACATTGATGCGTGTCGCCTTTAAGTACTCTATTATTTTTTGAATCGCCACCTCATCATTAGATAACTCGACTGAATCTTTCTCTAATAACTCTGTTGGTATTGTAATCTCCTGTGTCTCACTCATGTTGTCTCCTTAATGTTTTGTTGATGGGTCTGTCTTTGTTGAAGCAAATACAGAATCCATTGTGTCTCCTGTTTTATTGTTCCTCTTTTCCATTTCATCTATCAGTGGTCCCGCTGTTGTAAATGTATGTAATACATCTGCTAGCAAACCAAAGCTACCCATTGTACCATACTTTAATAAAGATAACCTCATCCCTATCTCATATAGTGCTGATATAATAACATCCGTATCATACTCTTTGGACACATTCATCAACGGGTCTTTCAAACTTTCTACACATGCTTCAAATGAAGCCCGATAGTTTTTATCATCTGTCATATTTTTTCTCCAGTGTTTGCGTCAACAATTTCTAGTTCTTTAACATCATCTAAAATGTGCATGATCTCTACTCCATTATCAACTTCATTAATTTTTAGTACGTCATATTTTGTGGGGTCTCCCTCACCAGTTTCTTCTGCCAACTTTCTATATGCTTTAATGTATTGATAGATACGCATACGAAAAGTAAAAGGCTTGTCATTCTTTATGATAAACCTAGGTGATTCATCACTCGTTGGATCTTCAATTGCCTTAACGATTTTTTCTAAAGCGATTGAAATATCTGTCCAACGGTAAAGGTTGCCCGTCTTTGCCTTCTTCATTGTTTAACTCCTGTAAATATTCGTGATCGTTTGGGTCGAACATAGGGTCGTTTTCAAATTCTTCTAAGTCAAACTCATCCTCTAGTTCTAAAGTTTCATCTAATAAATAGTTATCACCTGTGGTGAATTTACGTTTAGCCATGTCTACTCCTATCCTAAAAATGTTAGCACCACGCCCACACCAAGTAAAATAAATACTCCGTATGTCGCTACCCACATCATTGCTCCTGTTATTTTATTACACACATCTTCAAAGTCCATTACTTTCCACTCCATTCTTTTATGTTTTTTGTTGTTGTCACTCTGTAATCAGAGAGAACTTCTTTACCTGTAATTTTCGCGGGTGTTTCTTCTACCAGAAACATTTCTGCTACATGCTCCGTGCCATCTTCTAATTCCACTAGCGTATTTACAAGTGTATATCCTGCATTGAGTTCCATATCACACACGGCTGCGTAGACATTATCATCTTTAATATCATACAGCTCGCCTTTGATTCTGTATTTACACACCTTGTTATCATAGTGTCTAAATGTTATTGGATAACTACGCAAGAAATCTTTGATAGTATAATTACTATCTACGGTTATCGCTTCACCGATTCGTTTTTGTTTTGCCATTAGTCCGTTGAGTCTTTCACCTTTCTTCAAAGTTCCGTAGACAAACACAAGTCTTTTATTTTTAGTTGCCATATATCTCTCCTATTCTTAATACTTCTTGAACTGTATGGCAATACTTTTTAAACAAATCATTTTGAATAAAACAAACTGTCTTTGGATTGCTATCCCCATTACCTGTAATGGTTTCAGTCTTTAAATTATTTAATAAAATACATTCAAATATTTTTGCGGGTTTAATCCATAGGTATTGTTTGCCTGTATATATCACCCAATCATCTGCAGTTGTAGATAACAAGCCCGAAGGTTTACCAAACATTTCTAATTCAATTAATATTCTGCCTGTCCGTAAACTAACTTCATCCATTTTTATTTCTAGCTTTTTAGATAGCTCGGGTATAAAAGCATCATACTCTTTAAACTTTCCATCAATCAAAGTCGCGGCTGGGAAACGAGCCTTCAAGGCATTTAC